GTATTGGTGATATAAAAGCAGATGAACGACTTCTCGACAATCTGCTTTCAGGTGACCGCGACACTCTTTTGTTGGCTATCTTTAAAGCAACCTTTGGACGAACTGCTGAAATTCAAGTAAATTTTGGTGGAGAGTTTAAACCTGTAGAAGTTGACTTAGATGCGGATATTAAAGTCAAGTCTTTGACTGACCCACTTAATGACCGTGTATTTGAAGTCCAAGGAAAGAAAGACACTTTTGTTGTCCAACTTCCTACAGGAAAAGCACAAAAAGAAATTATTGCTAGTTCCGACAAGTCTGCCGCTGAACTAACAACAATTATGCTAGAGAATACCGTTTTACAGATAAATGGTGCTCCAGTACTCAGCAAGCAACAGGTTAGAAACCTTGGTCTTGTAGATAGACGAAAAATTGTAGACGAGATAAACAAACGCATCCCTGGACCACAATTTGACAACATAACTGTAACTGACCCCGAAACAGGAAGTGAGGTACTTGTGCCGATTAATTTCGGTACCTTGTTTCGATTCTAAGGTCACGCCCTTTGGCATGCTTATGGCTGATTGGGCAGCGTTAGCAAACTCCTTTGAAGGATGGACGTTAACGGAAATAAAAGCGCTCTCACCACGAGAGCGCAAGAACTGGCTAGAAGTAGCCAAATACATTTACAGAAAGGACTGATGCATGGCTAACAAGATGCTGACCAACATTCAGTCCGTTACTAATGGCGTCTCAACACTCACTCAAAAAGTAAATGAACTCTACGCTGCTGTTGATAAAGTAGCGGGAGTTGCAGAGGGTGCAGTATCTGGAGTTCAAGGCGCTCTTAGAAATATGGGCGGAACAATGCATCTTGGTTCTGCTACATCGCGTCCTGGAACAGGTGCTGATGGTGCACGATTCGCTACTGCTAGTAACGCAATGCCTTCGTACCGCGATATGGACGAAAGCATGGGCAAGTTTAGTTATCAAACTTCAGCATTTGGCGGTGGTTTTGGTGGTGGCTTTAGGTCTCAATCCTATGCTGAAGCAGATGATGGAGGACTAAGTCAAGTAGGTGCTGGCACTAAAAACATGGGTGTTGGCGCATTAAAGATGGCGATTGCGCCTCTCGCGGGCGCGTACGCAGCGATGCCAGACCTTGCTCTTACAATGCAGAGAGAGATTGGTTATTACCAAGCGGCTCTTCGTGCTCCAGGAATAAACAGAGCACAGTTTCAATCTTCCTTTATGGCAAGCATGCAAGGGGGAATGTCGAGTGTTGGTTCTGATGCTTTAACTGCCGCAATTCTTGCTGGTAGAGGGTATATGCCAGGAACCGCAAACTTCACTCAAGCAGGACAAGAAATTGCAGGTGCATATCGTTATTTAGGAATTGAAAATGCCGCTGCTGCGTCTGCTATTGCTGGATTCCAGTCTGGTCCTATGGGAGCAAACCTTTACCAATATGGAATCAGTACATATGACCCAGCAACTGGTAAAAATCGCAGTGTTGGCGCAATTGCAAAAGATTTAATGGATTTGATGGCTCCTGGAGGAGTTAGTGGAGCCGCAGCAGTAAATGCTTCTTTCCAGCGCGGTGCTCTTGGAGCAAACTTACGAACAATGGGCTTCGATGCTGCACAGCAAGAGATGCTTCGTCAAGCAATGGTTGACCTTTCTGAAGGAAGAAACCCAGATTTAGCAACAGCCTTACCTGCTGCAGGAAATCCAAACACTGTTCTAGAAACAGCGGGTCGTTTGTCAACTTCTCAAACTGAGTTGATGAATGAAGCCGCAAAGGGAATGGTAAAAGGATTTGAGAATGCAGCAGATACCGTTGAGGCATTTAACAGAGCATTAAAACCCGTTGCTGAAGAGTTAGGTTATTTTAGAGGTTTAATTGGTGGAATTGGTGGCACAAATGTTGGTCAAGGAATAGCCACTTTTGCTACAGTCTTTAGTGATGGCGTTAAGCAGTTTATGACTGGTGTTAAGCAATTTGTTGACGCAATTCCATTTGTTGGCGGAGGAACTTCTGGTTTTGGCGCTGCTTTTGGTGCAGTAATGTTGGGAGGAAAGGGTGGTTCAGCACCTGTTTCAGGTCCAATAAGCGCTGGCTATGGTGCACAAGATAACTCTGGACTTTGGTCTGGAACTAACGGAAAGCACACTGGTGTTGACTATGCTGTTCCAAAGGGAACCCCTGTTGTTGCTCAACTGCCAGGCGTAGTTTCTAGCGTTAATCCAGGACCAGACTACGGAACTGCCGTAGTAATTGACCACGATAACGGCTATCAAACCGTATACGGACACTTAAGTTCTCGTGATGTAAAGGTTGGCGATGAAATAAAGCCAGGGCAAAGAATAGGTAAATCTGGTGACTCAGGAAATGTTACTGGACCACATTTGCACTATGAAGTTCGAAAAGGCAAAAACAACCCAGTAGACCCAAACAGTCTTGAAGGCTCAAAAGGAAACTTCTCATTAGCAATGGCTGCCTACAGCGAAGACTTTGCATCTGCTTTGGCAATAAAGCCAGGTTCTAAAGGCTCATCTAGTCCTAGTAGCAGTTCAAGCGCAAACTATGTTTCAGTAAAGGGAACTGGAAGCGAAATAGACTGGGCTAAAAAATTCTTAACAAAAATCAATGCTCCATTGAGTGAAGGAAACATCAGCGCACTAACTACTTGGATGAGATTTGAAGGTGGTCACTGGCAAAACAGCGCCTCATATAATCCGTTAAATACTACCCTAAATGTAAAAGGTTCATTAGGAAGCATGAACCCTGTTGGAGTAAAGAGATACGATTCTTGGGATACAGGCCTTACAGCAACTGTACAGACTCTTCTTGGAAACAGGTCTGTTGAAAGAGGCTATGCAGACATCGTTGCTGCGTTACAGAGCGATGCAGGAACTTCTGCTGTTTTAAGTGCTGTAAACAAGTCTGCGTGGGTACACGGAGAGGGGAAATCAAGCAACTACAACTTCCCTAAAGGCGGCGCCACATCTGGTTATGGAGCCTCAATACCCCAAACTAGAAATGACCCAGGAACTAATAATGTTTACATTACCGTAAAGTTTGAGCAACCAGATGACCAATCTGCAAGACGATTTGCTCAAATGGTCGAGTCTTACTTAAACCGTAAAAATAACAACGCAGCGATAGGAAGTAACTAGTTATGCCATATCCAGCCAAACCTAGTTCAAAACAAGTTACTTACGAAGAGGCTTCAAAAACAGCGCTTGACGCAAAAAAGAATCAAGACAATGAGCGTGCCAAAGAAAAAGCAAAAGAAGAACAAAAGAAAAAACTTGCTGCTTTAAAAGCAGAGGTGAATAGCGTAGACCAACAGTTAAAGACGGTAAAAACTCTCATTGATAACGAAGAGTTCACGTTAAATCAAGCCAAAAAAGCCTACAATGACTACTTTAAACTTGCTGCCCCAAACGGTCTTCAAAGCGAACTAAACTCTTCTGAGATTGCTCAACTAGCAACTCTGCAAAATCCAATTACTGTTTCTCAAAACAGATTAACTGGATACAAGTCTCGTAGAACGAACTTAAATAACACAAGAAAAGACAGACTTAAGCAAATAAACGATTTGGTTGGAGCAAATAGAAAATATCAAATAGATAAAGCAAAAAGTGAAAAAACTAGTAATGGTGGTCCAAAGAAACCTCCTGGAACTGGGAGTGGTAAAAGCACAAACAATAAAGGTGGAGCAGTAAATGTTAAAGGTCAATACAACTACAACCCGCCAATGGTCAAATCAGCATACTTTAGAAGTGGTATTGCGGCTCAAACATTAGGTCAAGAGATAATAACTGCTCCTGGATACGAGAGTGCTCAAAACTCTTGGGCTAGTGGAAAAAATAGTCGTGGAACAATTCAAATGGACAAAAAGTTTGTTACAAAAGTATTGAAGAAAAAAGACCCTAAAGGAACAACGTTCACTAACTTTGACGACAAATTATACGGGTTTAGGTTCTCTTACAATCCAACTACAGTAAGCATGGGTTGGCAAATCCAAACTGCTATGAACCCAGAGTTTCTTGCAAGCGGAGATGACGAGTTTGTGCCAATTTCGGCAGGATTGTTGTCGAGCGTCGTTGAGTTTACTCTCTGGCTAAATCGCATAGAAGACATGAAACTTTTGTCAGACCAAGGCCTTCTTTATAAAAACCCTTACCCATATCCACGCACACTTACCTCAAAAGATGAAAAAGAATTATGGAAAAAAGGAACCATGTATGACCTTGAGTATTTGTTTAAAACATTAAACGGACCACATGCAACTTTTAAATCAGAGATGCTGCAAGGAGAAACTGCTGATAGAGGTTGGTTACGCCCTGCTATTGTTGAACTTCATTTGGGAGCACAGATGAGGTATAAAGTTCGTATTCAAGATTTTTCCGTAAATCACATAATGTTTAACAGCAGAATGGTTCCACTTCTTTCGACTGTTAAATTAACCTGTTTACGATTCAACGACTCTCCAGAACGTAAAGGCGGTGCACCAGTTGGTCCAAGCAGTGGTGAAGGAAAAACTTGGTCTGGTTCTCCATCTCCTTCAGATTTACAGGCAGCAGGTTACCGATGATATTTCTTGATAGTAGATACTCAGATGGTCGTTTATACAAAGCGTATGACTCAAGAACAGGTAAGTACCAATTAACTGTTTCTAGAGCATGGCCAAATTATTTAACTTCTTTCTTTTGGCACTATTGGGTAGAAACAGACCGTCTAGACAGCCTTGCTTTGCGTTATCTTGGGAAAGCAAACCTGTGGTGGCAAATCATGGATGTAAACCCAGAAATAGTTGACCCATTTTCCATAGAACCTGGTACTCCAATAAGGATTCCAAATGAATAGGTCTTATCAATATAGAAATGCCACTAGTTTTTCTGTGGAGTTTCCTGATTTCTCAAACTTTACAACGCCTCCGCATAATTTTAGGCTAATTCAACGAGCAGGAAAACAAGATATTGTAGAAATAACTTATCCTGATTTTACTTCTTTTTATCAACAGGCTTTAAAAACTGGAGTAATGCTCTCTATTAAATGGAGCAATGGATTAAACACAAACACATGGTATGGATACGTTTACGACGTAAGCCCAACACATCAACAGAGTCTAAAAAAACCAGTTATGGTTAGAGCAATCGGTTCTTCTTTTGGCCTTAAAGAAATGGGAAATAAAATTTGGGTTAATAGAACAGCAACCGAAATTGTTACTGAAATTGCTCAAAAGTTTAAACTAAAACCAAAAGTTACACCAAGCAGAGTTCGATTCTCTCAACAGTCTATGGTTAACCATACTTATTGGGAAAAGGTTAAAGAATTGGCTCATAGAATTGGTTATGTTGTTCAAGTTGATAAAACAGAACTTCATTTCCATCCATTAGACGTAATGATTGACAAATTTGCTACAGTTGTTCCTGTTCTTTACCATGATTGGGAAGAAAATCAAGTAGTTTCGATACTTTCGCCTACCCTTGATAAATTTGTGTCTAGAGTAGGAGACACTACAGAAGGTGTGTACAGTAAAAGGGACAAACAGGTGTCTGGTGTAAACCCCTTAACAGGTAAACCTTTTTCTGTATCTCATTCGCCAAGTGATTTTAAAAAAACTTTAAGGAAAGATGTAAGAAGCACTTTATTTACTGAAAGTCTCACGTCTACTATGACCGCAAGTCCCGATATGGCACGAGAAATAGCAAAGGCTCAAGCAGTCTTGTCTCACTACTCAGTACACGCCGAAGGAAGCGGACAGGGGGACCCGTTGATGGCTCCTTATAGAACTGTAGAAATCAATGGAACTGGCGACTTTACTGACGGTTTTTGGGTTTTAGAAGATGTAGAACACTTTGTCACCCATGATGGTCGTTACTACGTTGACTTTACCTGTATGACAGATGGAACAGGAGATAACAAAAGCGGAGTTTTTAGGCCAACATCGGCTGGCACAGTTCCCACTAGAAATCTTGCGTTTGAAGCCTCTACAGAGGGATTGAGTAAGCCTACCTCTACTAGAATTAGTGCTTCAACAACAATTGTAAATACAGGAGAAGTCGGATACAAGGTTGCTCCTAGAAGATGGGTAGGTAAGTAATGGCTGAAAAAGCAATAGTCCTGCCGTTTTCCATAAACTCTTTTGGAAGAGTTACCGATACAACCGAGATGTCAAAAATTTGGGCTGACAGAGTTCGTTCAGTAATTGGAACAGCGCTTAGAGAAAGAGTTATGCTTCCAGACTTTGGTACAGATATACCTTCTTCAGTATTTGAAACCACTGAAGAGGCTGACTCTCAGATACAAACCGAAGTAATTCGTGCATTTAACGAACAACTTTCAGCCCTAACTCTTGATGAAGTTTCTTCAACTTTTGACGAGTTTACGGGAGTTATGAATGTAGACATAACTTATGCATTACCAAATGATGAGGTAGTAAACACTTCAATAGGATTAGTATCAATTGCAGGAACCGCCCCAGTATACGAGGAGTTACAATGAGCATCACCCCTCCATCTAATATCCCACTGTCTGTTGACTACACAAGCAAAGACTTCTACTCAATTAGAGCGGAATTGATAGCAAGAATTCAAGACAGAATTCCAGAATGGACTGCATCAGACCCAGCAGACTTTGGCGTTGCTCTAGTTGAAGCATTCGCTTATTTAGGAGATATGGTCTCATATTACATTGACCGAAACGCAAATGAGGGGTTTATCTCTACAGCAACTCAAAGAAGCAGTGTTTTGAGTATTGCGCAAACATACGGATACAACCCAGCAAGTTACAGAGCCGCGTTTGTTACTGCAACGTTCAGCAACACTGCTGCAACAGCAGTAGTTCTTCCTGCTGGAACAGTGCTGAGCGGAGAAGTTATAGAGGGAGACACTGTTCAACCAGTTTATTTTTCTACTAATACTGAAATAGAAGTTCCAGCAAAAGTGGGTTCTATCGTAGGAACTGAAGATGTGACGGTTTATCATGGACGTTCAATTACGTTAATTGCTGAAAACGTAAATGAATATGGCGAACTGATAGGTGAGTCAACTGGAAGACCAGGAATGCGCTTTGAATTAAGCGAAACTCCAGTGGTTGAAGACTCAATAGAGGTATATGTACAGGACGGCGATATTTATACAAAGTGGACTCAGGTACAGCATATAATTGATTACGATTCAACAGACCAGGTGTTTTCAGTTATATCAGACGAAGATAACAACATTTCAATAATTTTTGGAGATGGTGTTTCTGGAACTGTTCCGACACTGTACTCGGAAATTAGAGCACGCTATACAGTTGGAGGAGGTTCTTTTGGAAATATTGTTGACGGAATTTTGGAAACAATTGATTATATCCCTGGGTTATCTGAATCTCAAGTAACCGCTCTTCAAAGCACTTTAACTGTAACAAACAGTTCTGCGGCAGTTGGTGGCTCTGACCCAGAAGAAACAAATCAAATAAGACTTGCTGCCCCACAGTCTTTGCGAGCAAATACTAGAGCAGTAACTCTTCAAGATTTTGCAGATTTAGCATTAGCCGTAACTGGGGTTGGAAAAGCAAATGCCACATCATCTGTATGGACATCTGTTACGGTGTACATAGCACCAACAAGAACAGCAACAGACTCGGACCCAGCACCTGGTTTAGATGAACTAGGAAACCCAACTTTAGAATACGATTCTTTAAAAGAAGACGTTGAAGTTTACTTGTCAGACAAAACCTTAATTGGAACTACCATCACGGTTTCTCCTCCAGTGTATATTGACGTTATTGCAAGCATTCAATACACAAAACTAGACCAATACACAAACGCAGAAATTGAACTTGGTATTAAAAATAAAGTATTGACAGATTTTGGTTATACAGGGGTCTTTTTTGAAGACACTATCTATCCACAAGACATTGAGTTTTCGTTACAACAAGTTCCAGGAATTAAAGTTGCTAAAGTAACTCAACTCTACAGAGACGGAGAAAGCCCTGCATCTACAACTTTAGAGGGTGACCCAGACGAACTCTTTAGATTTACTGAGGCCAACCTAAACATTACAGAAATCTAATGGACGGACACATCAAACGACTCTACGGTGTTTACAGAGCCATTGTTGATGACAACAATGACCCACAACATCTTCGTAGACTAAAGGTAAAAGTACAGTCCACGTCATTTAGTAGGGATGCAACTACTAATTGGATATGGCCAATGATTTCTACAAAACGTCCTCCTGCAATAGGAAGCGGTGTGTATGTTCTTTACCTTGGTGGTGACCCAGACTATCCAGTATGGGTTGGCGAAATGGGAACTCCAGAAGATATCCAAGGAGTTTTTGCATATGGGTCTTGGTTTAGCACTGCAGACCAAACCGTAACTGCAATAAACACTGAAAAAATAATGACTGTAAACAACACAGACTTTTCAGAAGGAATTTCTGTGGTTGACAGTTCTAAGTTTACTGTAGAAGAGAGCGGCACTTACAACATACAATTTTCGGCTCAACTGCATCACAGAACTGGTGGAGGCGGTGGGTCTGGAAATAACATTTATATTTGGTTAAAAAAGAACGGCACATCTGTGGCCAACTCTTCGACATCAATAAATTTAGGGTCTGGAAACTACGGGATAGCGGCTTGGAACTTCTTTGTTGATTTGAATTACGATGAGTACGTTCAATTAGCGTTCTCTACAACAACCACCAATATAGCCTTAGAAGCAAATGGGGCTAGTGCTCCCTCGCCAGCAATACCCTCGTTAATTGTGACCATGAACCAGATAGCCTGAGTTCAGCAGGTAAATGGGAGGCAGTTAGACGAAAATAGACCTTTAAGGTCGGAAGGAAGAGGAACGTGACAGCGTCTTATCCATCAGCGGTGAAGTCGTTTACCACCAAGGTAGACTTCACGGACACAGTCCTTGCCGAACACGTAAATAGCCTCCAAGAAGAGACTGTATCTTTACAAGAAAATCTTGGAACCTCAATCAAAACAGGTTCTGGTTGGGTAGGAGTCTTTGACTTAGCAACAACAAACTGGAATACCTTGAAGGACCGTCTTGCTAATATGGAATACGGAATCAAGGAAATCTATGACCGATATGTATCAGATGTCGGTGGTTCTACAATCATCCCTTCAGGTTCTTCAATTGTAGGCCTAAATATAAAGGCTGCTTCTGGACAAACTGCAAATTTACTAGAAGCCAGAAACTCCAGTAATACAGTCGTATTTAGTGTAGATAGTTCAGGTATTCCTAAATACTCGTCTAATACATTAGCCACAGTAACAGGCACAGAGACTTTCCAAAACAAAACAATTTCTGGCTCTAACAATACCCTCTCTGATATTCCGCCAACTGCCGTTATCGTAACTGGAACAACAGACATAAAAGAATACACAGATGCAAGACCTACTGTTGTGTATTCTGCAACACAGCCTGATGCAGTGACACTAGGTTATCCAGCAGGAACTATTTGGGTAGACTCTTCATCCGATGTTGATGAAACTCAAGTGTCAGTATCTGGTGGTTCGTTAAACGACACATTGATGTTGATGGGAGGCTGAGATGGCAAAACCCTCTTATGTTTGGACTGGTACAGAATGGCTACCTGTTGCTTCAGCATTTCCAACTGCGCATCAAAGGATTGTATCTTCTAGTGCGTCTACTGCTTACACATTAGGAGTAAATGACACGGGTAAAGCACTTGAATTTACAAGTTCAAGTGCAGTAACAATAACCATACCAAAGGACGCAGACTACGAGTTTGTTGTAGGCCAAACCTTTTTAATAATTCAAAAAGGCAGTGGAACAGTGACAATATCACCAGATACAGGCGTGACATTAAGTGGATATTCAATTAGCGGTTCTGTAGACATCCAAGGACAATACGGTGTTGCAACGTTAATAAAGTTAAGCAACGATAACTGGTTGGTATACGGAAACGTAGCGTAGGAAACTAATGGCACGCTACGGCTCATTCTCTTACGGAGCAGCAAAATATGGTCTACAACCAAGGCTTGCTTATTCCGTTGAACCAATGTCTTTAGTAGTACTAGACTTTGATAAAACAGAAGTTAAATGGCAGTCTCCTTCTGGAGATTTCTCAAAAATACGTCTTGTGAGAAGTCAAATTGGGTATCCTGAAACAGCAGAAGACGGAGAAATAATTTGGGAAGAAGCCGCAACAGAAGGAAATGTATCGCGGTTATCTTTTGTAGATTCAGAAGACGGAACTGGACTTACAGAGATACTTCCTGGTAGACAAATCTACTACCGAGTATTTTTGTTTATTGATTTAGGATATTGGGTAGTAGCGGGAGAAATAACAGACACCGTTCCTTCTGACCATAGCGCTCAACGTAGAATCATGGACATAATTCCTAAAGTTTATACAAGCGCAGTTCAAAGTCCTCTAGGAGTCACAGACGAAACTTCTTCCCTATATGCTTTTATTGAGGGAATGTCATTTACCTACGAACAATTGTTGACTCAAATAGACCTTTTAAAGCCCAATACTTCAAACTCAGAAGAAACGGCCTATAATCTTCTTCCACTAGAAACACTGAATTTTGGTTTAAATACAGAGCCTAGCCTTCCTGTAAAAAGTCAAAAGAGACTTATTAGAGAAGCAATCTACATGTACAAAAACAAAGGACTTCAAACAGGTCTTGAAACTTATACAGAGTGTTTAACAGGATATGAGCCAGACATAACAG